CACATCTATTGTTGATCTGACTGGAAACTTTGTTAGAATTCCTGATCACTTCTTTGTTACTGGTGAAAAGGTAACTTATCAGTATTCAGGAACAGGAACAGAAAATGCAATTGGTATTGCAACAACTACTGTTCCAGGAATTGGATCTACTGATAAACTTCCAACAGAACTTTATATTGTTAAAAACAGTGATGTAAATCTGAGATTTGCAGCAACTGCTGAGGATGCTTTGGCATCTGTTCCTAATACATTTGATATTACAACTGTTGGTATTGGAACTTCTCACCACATTAGGTCATCAAATCCAAATCCAAGAGTGATGATTGCTATTGATAATATCATCCAATCTCCAATCATTTCTGCTGGTGTAACTCACTCTTTGGCAGATAATATTGTCTTTGACACTAATTTTGAATTGAGCGGAATATCTTCCATATTTGCTGATGATTTGATAAAAATAGAAGATGAATATATGCTGGTTCTTGGTGTTGGAGTTGGAGGTGCCAATAATGTCACTGTTAGAAGAGCACAAATGGGTTCTCAAGCAGTAAGACATAATATTGGAACCTTAGTTACCAAGATCTCTGGTAATTACAATATTGAAGAAAACACACTTCACTTTACCAGTCCTCCTTATGGAAATACTCCAATTGGAACTACAAGTGGTGATCCTGATAACAGAGATTGGACAGGAATTACTACAAGTTCCACCTTCCAAGGAAGATCTTTCATGAGATCCGCAGCAGTTGGATCTACAACAGATACTTATGGTAAAAATTATGTCTTTGATGACATCTCAAGAGATTTCACTGGAATCAGTAGTCAGTTTACCTTAAGTTCTGATAAAAATAATGTTGCAGGATTCTCTACAGATAATGCTATTGTTTTGATCAATGGAATATTCCAACTCCCACAAGGAGAACAACCAACCAGTGTTCAGAGAGGTGACTACGACTTGGAGGAGGGTTCAGTAACTGGTATTACAACAATTACCTTTACTGGAAATTCAGAACTGCCTTTTGGATATGATCCAAACAGAACAGCATATCCAACTGGTGGACAAATTGTTAGTGTTGGTTCAACAGAAGGATTTGGATATCAACCTCTTGTTTCTGCTGGTGGAACTGCTGTTGTTTCTGGTCTTGGGACAATATCATCCATTAGCATTGGAAACAGTGGATCTGGATATAGAGTAGGAATTCAAACAGTTGTCAATGTAGGGGTTCAAACTTACAGTTCAGGAACACCAAATATTGAATTTATTGGAACTGCTGCTATTAGTGGTGGTCATATTGTAAGTATTGCCATCACAAATCCTGGAGCTGGATATACCAGCACTAATCCACCAGAAGTAGTGATTGATTCTCCTCTTCCATATTCAAATATTCCTTTGGTCTATAGTTCTGATTCATTGACTGGTTCTGGTCAGAGTGCAACTGTGGATATCACTGTGGGACAAGGTTCGAGTGTTATTAACTTTGAATTTAACAATTATGGATTTGGGTATGGACCTGATGAAATTTTGACAGTGAATATTGGTGGTGTGAGCGGTATTCCAACTGATACAACTAAAACATTTAATGAATTCCAAATTACTATTGATAGAACTTTCAGTGATCAGTTCACTGGTTGGAATATTGGACAACTGCAAGTTATTGATGCTCTTGATAATGAGTTTGATGGATTGCAAAATACCTTTGCCATGAAGATTAATGGTGAACCATTCTCAGCCAAAACCAGAAAAGGTTCAAATGTTGATCTTGTACAAACCTTGATAGTATTCATTAATGATGTCCTTCAAGAACCCAATCTTTCATATACATTTAAAGGTGGTAGTTTAATTAACTTTAATGAGGCACCAAAGGAAGGTGACATTTCTAAAATTCTTTTCTACAAAGGAACTGATGGTTTAGATGTTCAGTTTGTTGATATTATTGAATCTTTAAAAGTTGGTGATGATATTGAATTAAACTATGACCCAGATCAAAATCAATCTCCTGCTCTTGATCAAGATCCAAGGATCATAACTGGAATCAATACAGTTGATAGTGTAACAACAAACCCATACATTACTCCTGGTATTACTACCGACAGATCACTCTCAAGACCTGTCATCTGGTGTAAGCAAACAGTTGATAGAATTATTGATGGTCAAAAAGTTGGTAAAGATAGACCTCAATATGAACCACAAATTTATCCATCTTCCTATATTTTGAAATCTGTTGGAACCAGTACTGATAGAATCTATGTTGATACTGTAAGACCACTATATGATGCTAATAATGAGGCAACCATCAGATCATTCCAAGATGTCATTACAATTGTTTCACAAGACAATATTGTAGGTGCATCAGCAACTGCCATTGTTTCTGGTTTGGGTACTATTTCATCTCTGACAATAACAAATCCTGGTATTGGATATACAGTTGCTCCACAAGTAACTATTGCTAATCCTGTTGGACTTGATACAACATCAAGAGCTAGTGTTACTTCCACTATAAGTGGCGTTGGAACTGTTGCCACATTGACAGTATCATCTCCAGGAACTGGTTACACTTCATCAAATCCACCAATCGTTCTGATTGAAACTCCAAATGTCATTAGAGAGAAGGCAAATGTCACTTCATACACTGGTGATGATGGAATTGTAGTTGGAGTTGGAACAACCGTCTCTGGATCGCAAGATCAATTCTTCTTTGATCTCTTCATTCCTATGCATTCCCCATTAAGAAATGCAAGTGTTGTTGGAACTGCTATTACAATTAGTGGAATATCTACTTCTGAGTATCTGGTAATAAGTGATACAGACATTTCAATTGGAAGCACATTTGCATCTCAAGATGTAGATGGTAATTCAGTTGGTGTTGGAACAACATTTATTGATTGTGTTTACCAGGTTGCTGGTTTTGAAAATAGACAAATGACAGTTGCTGGTGTTTCTACTGTTGGTAGAAGAATTTTTGTCAATGTGGATACTGTTGGAACTGGAATTGGAACTACAACTGCACCAAATATGGGCAACTATAGTTGGGGTAAGATTGTTCTTGATGTAAGAACAGAGTCAAATGATTTTAACTTCTATGGTGATTCTGGGGTTACTGGAATTACAACATCTGCTATAGTTTCCAGATTCAATTCATTGAAGTTCAAAAACTATATTGTATAACACACTAAATACATAAAGAAAAAAATACCATTTAAAAATGGCAGCTATAATTACTGACCAACTTCGTATTTTGAATGCAAAGAATTTTGTGGCTGGAGTACAATCCAGCTCAAATTCTTATTACACATTCATTGGAATCCCAAATGCTACGGATTACCAATCTACATGGGACACCACACCCCCATCACCAATTGATAATATTCAAGAGGTGAACAATAAGTATTGGGACACAATGTTGGCGCTGAAAAAAATAGCACCAAGTGATGTGAGTCAAGTTGTATTGAAAAGATCCTGGACATCAGGAACCACATATGACATGTGGAGAAATGACATTAGTAGAAATAATGCATCACAACCTTCTGGTGTCTTTGACATATATGATGCAAATTATTATGTAATGAATTCTGACTACAGAGTTTATATTTGTCTCTATAACAATGCCACTCCAGAAAATAATTTTCAGGGTGGACCCTCACTTGATGAACCAACATTTACTGATTTAGAACCAAGAGCTGCTGGTTCCAGTGGTGATGGTTACATTTGGAAATATCTTTATACAATTAGTCCATCACAAGCTATCAAGTTTGATTCAACAGATTATATTCCTGTTCCATCTGATTGGGAAACCAACTCAAATTATACTGCTGTAAGAACTAATGCATCTATCAGTGGTCAGTTGAAGGTTATCACCATTAGAGATCGTGGTGTTGCTCTTGGGACTGCAAATCAAACATACACTGGTGTTCCTATACTGGGAGATGGTGAGGGAGCAGAGGCAACAATTGTAATTAATAATGATTCTCAAGTTCAAAGTATTACAGTTTCAAATGGTGGTAGTGGATATACTTTTGGAACAGTAGATTTGGTTGCTGGTGGAGTTCCTACAGGAACAACTGCACCAGTATTTAATGTCATCATTCCTCCTCCTGGTGGACATGGTGCTGACATTTATAGAGAACTTGGTGCATATAATGTTTTAACCTATTCCAGATTTGAAAATGATACTGAGAATCCTGATTTTGTTACAGGAAACCAATTTGCTGCTGTTGGATTGATTGAAAATCCAAAAGCATATGGATCCACTACAAATCTTTCTCTGGACAAAGCAAGTGCTGTTTATGCACTCAAATTGACTGGAGCAGGATACAGCAGTGTTACTTTCAACCCAGACCAATATATCACTCAAACTGTAGGTGTTGGATCTACTGCTATTGGAAGAGTAGTTTCTTATGATCAAACAACTGGTGTCTTGAAGTACTGGCAAGACAATGCTAATGCTGGATTCAACTATAATGGATCTCAGAATACTGCTCCAGAGTATGGTTTTAGAGTAAACAGATTTACTGCTGATATCAATTCTGGAGGAAGTTTCACTATTGTTGGTGGAAGTTCAAACTTGGCAATTCAAACAAGTTTCCAAGGCATTTCGACAGTAATAAATAGTAGGACATACTATCTGGGTCAAAACTTCACTAAAGGTGTTGCCCAACCTGAATCAGAAAAATATTCTGGTAACATGCTTTATGTTGACAATAGACCTTCCGTAACAAGGTCCTCATCACAGAAAGAAGACGTAAAAATCATCTTGCAATTCTAAAGAATTATGCCACAGGAAACTAACCTCAACGTTGCTCCTTATTTTGACGATTTTGACCCGCAGAGCAATTACTATAAAGTACTTTTCAAACCTGGATTTCCTGTTCAGGCAAGAGAATTAACTACTTTACAGTCAATTCTTCAAAATCAGATTGAAGATGTAGGCAATCATCTCTTTAAAGAGGGCGCTCAGGTAATTCCTGGTGGTGTCACATACTTAAATCCATTCTATGCTATCCAAGTTGAACCAGAATTCCTTGGAATTCCTGTTTCGCTTTACTTGGATCAGTTGATTGGTAAGCAAATTACAGGAGAAACTTCTGGAATCACTGCAAAAGTAGTCACATATATCACAGATCAACAGTCCGAAAGGGGAAATTATACAATTTATCTTGAATATTTTGATTCAAGTACTTCAGATTTAGCAACTAATCAGTTTTTGGACAATGAAGTCCTTCTGATTAATGAAAGTATCACCTTCGCAACCACTTTTATTAGTGCTGGGGAGGGTTTTGCCAGAACAATCTCAACAAATGCTGCTGCAAAAGCATCAGGATTTGCAATAAATGATGGAATTTACTTCCTTAGAGGTTATTTTGTTGATGTGAGGAGTCAACTTCTCATTTTAGACCAATATGGAGACACTCCTAGCTATAGAATTGGTCTAACTATTGATGAGCAGATTATTTCTTCAGATGTAGATTCATCTTTGAATGATAATGCTCAAGGATTTAACAATTTTGCTGCTCCTGGTGCTGATAGATTAAAAATCACCACCACTTTGAGCAAAAAACTGCCAGATGACATAAATGATCAAAATTTTGTCCAATTGGCAGATGTAAAAAATGGTGTTTTAAGAGATCTTGTAGATAAAACTGATTATAATCTTCTTGGACAAGAATTAGCAAGAAGAACTTTTGATGAATCTGGACATTATTACATCAAAGAGTTTGTTACCACTGTTAGGGAGAGCCTTAACAATGGATATGGCAACAGAGGAGTATATAATTCAAATCAAACCACAGAAGCTGGAAATGCTCCAAATGATGATTTAGCAATTTATAAAATTTCTCCAGGAAGAGCATACGTTAGAGGATATGAAGTCAAAAAAAGAGCAACTTCATTCCTTGATGTACCAAAACCAAGATCTACTAACCTTTTAGAGGGTCAGGCAGTCAATTTTGGATTTGGTCCGACATTTACTTGCAATAGGGTTTATGGATCTGCAACAATTGGGTTCAATACATCAAATACTCTAAGTTTAAGAGATCAGAGAGTAGGTGATACTCAGACAACAGCACCTGGAAATGAAATTGGTGTTGCCAGAATCTATGATTTTGCTTTAGAATCAGGATCTTATGACACAACCACACCAGATCTCAATCAATGGGATCTCTCTCTGTTTGATATTCAAACATATACAGATCTGACTGTAAATGAAAATGTAACTTTAACAACTCCAACCTTTATTCAAGGTCAATCCAGTGGAGCAAGTGCATTTTTGAGATATGATGTCAGTGCAGGCACTGCTGTAACTGCATATGATGTTCAAGGAGATTTCTTCATTGGAGAAAGGTTACTTTTCAATGGTGTAAGTACAAACGCCAGAACAATAACTGATATTACCAACTATGAAGCATCTGATGTTAAGTCAGTTTATGGTATTGTAGGTTCTGGATCCACTTTCACTGCAGATTTGATTCAATATCCAAAAACTGTCATTGGTATTGCGTCAATCACAGCTCACAATAGTGGAGTTTCAACAGTAACAACACCTTCCATTGCATTCCCTGGAATTGTAACCACTGGAGCACTTGTTCAGTATTCTGTTGCTACCAACAGTGTTCCATCTTTGGCAAGAGTCACTCAAGTCAATACAAATTCACTGACAATTGTTGGAGTTACTACTGTAACCTCATTTAGAGAGGGAGGTTTGCCAACAACAACCACAGAAGTCACTGACTTCACTGTTGTTGAGTCAAAATTCCAAAATACCAGAGGAAGTGGAAATAGCGCTTCTAATAATACTCTTTATAGCAGGCTTCCAAAGAATAATATTGAGTCAGTTGATTTAACTAGCTCAAATTTAGTAATTAGAAAGCAATTTAGCACAACTATTACTGATAATTCAACTTCAACTCTGTCTGCAGGCACAAATGAAGTATTTTTGCCATTTGATGAGGAGAGATATGTTGTTATTCGTTCTGATGGCAGCACAGAAGCTCTAACATCAGATAAGTTAGATTTCTCAGCAGGATCTACTCAATTAACTATCAATGGTTTGGGTACTAATGATTCTGATACTACAGTTATTGCTACTCTGAGAAAATCAAAAATCACTTCAAAAACTAAGAGAAAGTACATTGCTAATAGTTTAGTAATTGACAAATCATCTAATTCAGCATCTGGTGTTGGCGGAACAACTTTGAATGATGGTCTTACATATGGAGATTATCCATTTGGAACCAGAGTTCAAGACCCAGTAATTTCTTTAAATGTTCCCGATGTAATCAAAATTCATGGTATTTTTGAATCTAATGATACCTCTGATGCTGTTGCACCTTCTATGACAACAGGATCACTTGATGGTCCTACAGCAACAACTAATGATCTTATTATTGGTGAAGAAATTTATGGAACTATCAGTGGGGCAAGGGCAACCTATATTGTCAGAGTAAATGACACTAATATCAGATTTGCCTATAAGAACAACACTGTATTCCAAAATGGTGAGGTTATCAATTTCACAAGTTCAGGAGTAAGTGCAGTTGCCAATAGTATCAACATTGGCAGTAAGAATGTAACTGGAGATTATACTCTTGTAAATGGTCAAAAGAATACCATTTATGATTTCTCCAGAATTGTTAAAAAACCAAATTCTACCACACCTTCCAAACAACTGATTGTTTATTTTGACAATGCCTACTATGAATCTGCTGATAGTGGAGATATCACTATTGTAAATTCATATGATGATTTTGATTACAATACTGAAATTTCTTCAATCAATGATGTAAGAAATACTGATTTGATTGATGCAAGACCAAGAGTAAGTGACTATACAGTAACTGCAGGGTCAAGATCACCACTTGAATTTTATGGAAGAATATTTACAAGTGGTCAGCACAGTTCTAAAGAAGTTCTTGCATCTGATGAATCAGTAACAATCTCTTACAATTACTATCTGCCAAGAGTTGATAGAGTGTTCATCGATAAAGATGGTAAATTTACTGTCAAGTACGGTGTTCCAGCAGATCTTCCTCAACTTCCAGAAGCAATTGATGGTGCATTGAATATTGCTAATGTATATCTTCCTGCATATCTTTACAACGTATCAGATGCAAAGGTAGATTTTATTGAGCATAAGAGATATCAAATGTCAGATATCTCTAAACTTGAGCAAAGAATCAAGAATCTTGAGTACTATACTTCTCTTAATCAGATTGAATCTGATACACTGAGTTTGTTTGTTCCAGATGCTAATGGTTTGAACAGATTCAAATCTGGTATCTATGTTGACAATTTCTCCACAACAGAACCACAAGATTCTGGTGTAGGTATAAGAAATAGTATTGACACTAAGAAGAGAGTTCTGAGACCTTCTCACTATACTACAGCAGTCAATTTGAATATTGGCAACACCACTATTGCTGGTGTTGGAACTACCACAGCAGCAAATCAAGATGCCAGATATGCTGATATTCTTGGAACAAACATCAAGAGAACAAATCAAGTAGTTACTCTTGACTACAATGAGGTTGAATGGTTAGATCAACCATTTGCTACAAGATCTGAGAGTGTAACTCCTTTCCTTGTCACCTTCTATCAGGGTTCTATTGCACTTGATCCAACTGTTGATGTTTGGATTGATGTCAATAGAATGGAAGTTAGAGATGTTCTCCAAGAGGGTTCATTCAATGCTGTTGCTGATGCAATGAGAGTTGAGACCATTGATGAAGTTGATGGTCTTAGACAGGGTGTAAGTCCAATTATCTGGAATTCTTGGGAAACAACTGGTGTTGATGTAAACTTTAGCCTTGGAATGAATGCAAGTGCAAGTGGAACAACAGTTAATGTTGGTGTCAATGGTAGTGTTGGAGTTAATCTTAACCAACAGAGAAGAGGCACACAAAACACTGTAACTGAGGTTATTGATACTGAATCTCTTGGTGACAGAATTGTTAGTAGAAATATCATTCACTTCATGAGAACTCGTAACATTGAGTTCACTGCAACCAGAATGAAACCATTCACCAGAGTGTATTCATTCTTTGATAATGTTGATGTCAATCCATTCTGCCTCAGCAAATTAGTTGAAATTGAAATGGTTTCAGGAACCTTTACAGTTGGTGAAAATGTTGTAGGTAGAATGAGTGATGCACAAGAGCAACTGATTGGATCTGGTGCTCCTTCTATCAACTTTAGAGTTGCAACAGCAAACCACAAGTATGGTCCATATAACAACCCTGAAGATGTATTTGATTCTAATCCATATGACAGAAATAATGCACTTCCAGCAACCTATTCAGAATCATCAACCATTCTGAACATTGATACTTTCTCACTGTCTCAGGAAGCATGGCCAGAGTATTCTGGATATCTTGCAACTGGAATGACTCTGAGAGGTCTCAGCAGTGGTGCAGAAGCAAAGGTAACTAATGTAAGATTGGTTACAGATAGAGTTGGAACATTGATTGGATCATATAGAGTTCCTGATCCTACCAATACAGCATTCCCCATATTTGAAACTGGAAGAAATACATTCAGGCTCACCAGTAGTCCAATTGATACTGTCATTCAGGGTGAAGTCACCACTGAGGCAGTTGAGCAATTCTTCTCACAAGGAGATATTGACAATACTCAGGAAGTCACACTTTCATTGAGAAATGCAAGAGTATCCTTTGAGGAGTTTGTCCAGACCAGAACAATTGGTGATTCTGCAAGTGCAGGTGCAAGTGCTTCTGCAACTATTCAGATTCCTGCACCACCTCCAGCACCAAGAAGAGACCCACTGGCACAAACATTCTTTATTGATGATGACACTGGAATTTATGTAACCAGCGTAGATGTTTACTTCTCACAGAAAGATGATGTTCTTCCTGTCACTGTTCAACTTCGTGATGTATTGATTGGAACACCAACTCTAAACATTCTTCCATACTCTGAAGTAGAAGTTCCTGCAGCAAGCATTGTAACATCTTCAGATGCTACTGTACCAACAAGAATAACATTCGAATCTCCTGTTTACCTTGCAGGTGATAGAGAATATGCTCTTGTTCTCCTTTCAGATTCTACTGAATATAGAGTTTGGATCTCCAGACTTGGTGAAGCTGATATAAGAACTCTTGCAACAGAAGCAGGTCAGGTTCTTGTTTCTTCTCAGAATCTTCTTGGTTCACTCTTCAAGTCACAGAATGCTGCAGTTTGGACACCTAGCCAGTATGAAGATCTTAAGTTTACTCTTTACAGAGCAGATTTTGTTTCGCAAGGTTCAGTTCAATTCTTCAATCCACAACTGCCATTTGAATTGGAGGGAATTAGTGCAAATGGAATCAGCTTAACTCCAAGAAACATCAAAGTTGGTCTTGGAACAACCCTTCAAGATTCAGGATTAGTTCTTGGAAATACTATTCTCCAAGAGGGAACAGACGGAACTGGATCTTTGGTTGGTTATGCTGGATCAGCAACTGGAACTCTGACTGTAACAACAGCAGGTATTGGTTACACACCATCTGCTGGGTATTATAACTTCACTGGAGTGGCACTGACAAGTGTTACTGGAACTGGTCTCAATGCAACTGCTAACATTTCAATAAGCAATGGTGTTGCTATTGCAGCAACTATTGTTGATGGTGGAAAGGGATATGCTATTGGCGATGTCCTTACTCCAATCTCAGTTGGTAACCAATCTCTTGGTTCTGGAATGAGGCTTTCTGTTTCTGATACTTATGGAAACAATGAATTGATCATTACTGAAGTTCAAGGAAGATTTGGAACTGATTCTGGGGAATATCTCAAGTACACTAATAGCAGTGGAATCACCACAACTCTGAATTTCAGTGTTGGTGGAGACGTTGTTCCACAATCACCAATCAGAGTTGATAGTGATGGTCTTCACATGAAGATCTTCCAGAGAAATCATGGCATGTATTCAAATACCAATACAGTAACTCTGAAGAATGTTCAGTCAGACATTACACCAACAACTTTGAGTTCAGCATATAGCAATTCTTCAACAGGAGATATTTCTATTGCCAGCACTTCCAACTTTGGAACATTTGAAAATGTATCTGTTGCTTCTACAAATCCTGGATATGCTAAGATTGGTGGAGAAATTATCAGATATACTGGAGTTGGTGCAGGTTCTCTGACTGGAATTACAAGAGGAATTGATAATAGTTTGACTGAGAATCACTCTTCCAGTGACTTGGTATTTAAGTATGAGTTGGATGGTGTGTCCCTTAGAAGAATCAACACAACTCATAACCTCAATGAAGTAACTGTATCAAATCCAATCACTCTTGACTCTTATCATGTCAAGGTTGATGTTTCAGATACAGATAAGGGAACTGACAGATCTGTTGGAAATGTTGGTGGATTCCCAGAGCTGCACTTCAATACAAGTAAGACAGCTGGTGGACCTAATGTTAGAGGAACATACAACATCTCATTTGATCAAATTCGTCCAAATGTAAGAGTTACTACTCCAACAGGTGTAAGTGTAAACACATCAGTTAGAACTGTCACAGGTTCCAGTGTCAATGGCACTCAAGGATCCTTTGTTGATAAGGGATTTGTTCCCATCACTCTCAACCAAGATAATTATTTTGAGGCACCAAGGATAACTGCTTCAAATATCAATGAAACTACATATCTGTCTTCATTGCCTGCCAACAAGTCATTCACAATGAATATGAACTTTGGCACAATTGATTCCAGATTGAGTCCTGCTGTTGATCTCAACAATGCTGCTGTTATTTTCACAGCAAATAGAATCAATAGTCCAGTTACAAATTATGCAACAAACCTGCAAGTCAACACAGTTGATCAGGATCCAAACAGATTCTTCTATGTAACCAAGAACATTGTTCTTGAAAATCCTGCAACCTCACTTCAAGTTCTCCTTGATTCATATGTAACAACCTACAATGATGTTAGAGTGTTCTATGCATTGAATCAGGATACTGCAGTTGATGAGACAGTATTTGTTCCTTTCCCTGGATATGCAAATCTTGATCCTAATGGAATTGTGATTAATACTGCTAATAATGATGGAACACCTGATGAATTTACACCCAAATCTGATAATTATCAGGGCAATCCATCATTGAATCTGTTCAGAGAGTACAAGTTCACTGCTGATAGATTGGCACCATTTACATCATTCCGCATTAAGATCATTGGAACCTCCGTAAACTCTGCAATTGTACCACAGTTCAGAAATCTAAGAGCCATTGCTTTTGCTTGATATGTCATTAATACCAGTTGAAGGAAAAGACGGTTTTTTTAGAGATAGCAAAACAAATGCCATCATCAATAAAAACCGTCTTGAGTATCAATCCTATGTTAGCAATAGAGAGAAACTTCTTTCTGATAAAGAGAGGATTGTAAATTTAGAATCTGAAATGAATGACATAAAGAGTGATTTGGATGAAATAAAGTCACTCCTTAGAATGGTTATTCAGCGCTAAACATAAATAGAAAAAAATATTGTTATATAAATGGCACAGCCTTCAACCAGACAGGAACTGATTGACTACTGTAAGCGTCAATTGGGTGCTCCTGTCTTAGAAATCAATGTTGCTGATGAACAGATTAGTGATTTGGTTGATGATGCTGTTCAATATTTTCAGCAAAGACACTTTGATGGTGTTTCTCAGGTTTACTTAAAATATCAAATTACTCAAGAAGATATAGATAGAGGAAAAGCACGTCCAAACGTGGTTAGTGGTGGAACCAACGCTGGAATTGCTTCAACATCTGCAACTTCTTCTATTGGGGGTTCTGATGTAACTTTCACTTACTTTGAGAATAGTAACTATTTGCAAGTTCCACCAGATATTATTGGTGTAACAAAAGT